ATCGACTTTGTTTAACTTATGATACGCTACCCACCACCTCCAAACTAAGAAGGCGATAGAGAGGGCCATCAGTGCAATACTCAGCCCTGTGTTGATGACTCCCATCCACTCGGCAGTAACCGTCGCCGCACCAGGGGCCATCGCGGGGGCAGTCTTTGTTATGGCTTGAATGTGTGCGGCTTGGCTGTTCATGTCGGTTTTCTATGCTGGCCCGAATGAACAAACAACCATTGCGTCGGCTGTGTCCGTAGTCCAATCGGCTGTAATAGTTCGACCTGATTGAGCGTCTGAAAACATACCAAATGCGGAAGTGTGGCTATATACACTAGAACCAGTTACCAAATCATCAAAGTCTTCGGTAATCCCTGTCCATACCACTGTCGCGTCGGAACCTTCGTTCCATGCGTATCCGATTATCACTCCACCAGCGGGGCAATCTATAGTCCCTGTCGAAGGTTCTGCAACGCTGACAAGAACATCATCTTCTGATGCGGCGGAACCAACAAGCCTATGAACAGCATACCCCAGAGACTGATTGGTGGTTGAAGTGCCAATTACAATATCTCCGGTAGTCCCTGATGGAACATCAGCTTCGTATATCTCAGTTCCACTCCCGTTTACCGCTATAGCAACAGCCCCTGAAATTCGGCTTGCGCTAACTCCCCCGATGGTCATAGAGCCAACAATAACGCCACCGTAGCCTTGTAAACTAATCCCGACAATTATCTTCCGATCTGTCGCAGCAGCACCGAGTGCAACCCCGCTAATGGTATACGATGTGGCGGTTGTAGTTAGTGAGCCTCGCTCAGTAAAAGAGGCTTCAACGAAGGGGCTGGCAGTCTTACTTCCAAATCCGCTCATTGAACTTACAGTCAACATTACATTTCCGCTTCAATAATTGTCTTTAATTGGGCTTCCGTATATTTGCTACCGGGAACAAAAGTTCCTTTATTTAAGGCACTGATTAGTGGCTTGACGCCAGGCGCGTTCAACGCTCCGTCAGTATTGGCGGCTTTTTCAGCGGCTAGTTCAGCCGCCGTCTTATCCCTGACCGTCCAAGTGCGGGTGTAGGTCGTATCCGTAATGTCAACCGTTGGCCCCCGTCTTAATCTGGTTATCACCCAAAGCAGGATTGACCACGACCAAGTCCAGCCACCGAATACCCTTCTCCGATTTCAGTACCGGGGGAACGCCTGTCTTGCGAAAGCGAGTGCTATCCGCTTCTTCCAAAACGTGATCGTCTGAATTGCGTAGTAAAATGTAATGGCTAGCCATTAGCTGTCACTCCCAGTATCTGTCGTGTAATGAATCTTGATGCCGTGCAGTCGAGCGTCCTCTGCAAGAGTGTCGCCAGTGACATCGCGGGATACTTCAAAGATAACATAATCCTCTGCCGTGGGAGAGCTACCTACTGTGAGCGTGACTTCCGCAGATACCATTAAGTCGTCAGCCGTAGTGCTGTTGGTATCGAGGGTTGCTAAAGTAGGGGATGCAAAGGCGGTTGTCAGAACTTCATCATTTCCAAGGGACGTTGCAGCGATACCCCATAGAACCGTGTTTGCTGTCGTGCCTGTGGCCGACCACACAAATTGACAAACCAGCGTCCCGGCGTTCCAGCTTTTGGGCATCTGAATGCCGAAATAACAGAAGTCATCCGCGCCGGTTGCAAAGTCCATCGTCCTTGCGGCGAACAATGACGTTCCAATCTCAACGGCGTTGGATGATGCGGCGGCTGTAGTAACGGCTGCTTCCATCGCGGCGGCGGGAACCCAAATCGTGTGTTGGCCGACACTACTAACACCAGATGCTAACTTGGCTTCCGTAACACTCGCATCTGCTGGCGTATTTATAATCGCCGCCTTGGTATACACATACATTATGTTGTTAGTGCCTGTAGGCGGGGCTGTGGTGAACGTGATCGTAGTAGCTGACACGCTATAATCCGTCCCGGCCAACTGCCTGACGCCAGAGATGTAAGCCGCTACGGCGTTAGTAGTGCTGGCAACGTCCAGCGTGAACCCTGTCGTACTGGCATTGCCGCTGTCCGTTTGGACTTGCACATCGTTGAGGTCGAGGCCGACTAAAAAGCTCATGGTTTTTTCCTTTTATTCCGGCGCATCGGGCCAAGATGGGTTAGCGGGGTCTTCAACATTTTCTGGTAAGTCCCTAAGTTCTTGGCGATAGGTAGCCCATTCAGCCTTGGCTTCATCTGCAAGAGGGCTGTCGGGGGATTGAGTCCAATCGCTTTCGGTTAGCAAGGTGTTACGCTCTGTACGAAAAGAATCCCATACACTCCTAGCATTCCTTTGATCGTACCCTTCCTGATCAAAGGTAACAGTTTGAGCAACAGGGTCTACGACCTTGAAAGGGGAACGTCCGCCGGGGTTGAGGACATAGAAGGCGTTGGCGTTACCTTCAGAAACCATAATATCTCGGAGTTCAATCGCCCTTGCCTCATCTTCAGCGTAAGCTTCTGCGATAACGATGTTATTCTCATCCCAGTCGGACACTACTAAATATATCATGTGATTGACCTCCGCATGAGTTCGATTTGGGCCAAGTCAAAGTTTGTCGATCCACTGTCGATACGGAGAGCCGTAATGGCGGTGGCTACTGGATAGACACACGCGCCCTCCCCACGAACCACAGCCGCATCATTATCTAGCCCAAACATTCTAGACGCGCAGAATGTATACTCTGCTGCGCTGGGGTTAAGAAACTCCCAAGTGAAGGCCATGAACTCATTTGCCCCCGTACCACCGTGCGATAAGTTATTAGAATACGCCATACCATCGGTGATGGTATCCTTTGTATATGTCTCCGCCGGTGTGGACGCACTATTCACACTGGCTATCGCGTTCTTATAAGCAGACGTTATAAAGGTTGGACCACCACCAGAGCCAAGTTGAACCATTGGAGGATCAGTTTGATCACCATCAGAGGCCCATTCTACAGCCCGACAGGTAATTAGGTAATCATAACCAGCCGCGACGGTATGTGAGAAAGTCGTGATGTTTGTGCCAGAGGTAATATTAACGCTTTCGACAAGTCCCCAACCACCACCAGCCGGTACAAGATCAAGAATACCCTGTACAGTGTCCTCTTTAACAAGGCTATCAGTAATATCTAGGAAGTTTATTTTATCGCCAGCAACGATAGTGGCTGTAGTAGCACCGTCGATGTCCACCATGTCACTCTGGACTTTTGTGGTACTCATGTCTTCTTTTCCTTATTCCGGTGCGTCAGGCCAAACTACTGCATCAGGATCAGCAGTATAGGTTTCTGGAAGATCGCGCAGTTCTTGGCGATACGTTGCCCAACTAGTCTTGACTTCATCTGTTAAAGGCGAGTCGTTACCTTGGGTCCAATCGCTAGTATGTAACAAGTCGTTACGTTCTACGCGAATAGCGGCCAAGTAATTCTCAGTTTGTTCTTTTTCGGTAATCGGGTCAGGGGCATCGAAGGATGAACCGTTCCAAATGAAGCCAGTGCTTCCGTTACCATCAACAAACTCATGACCAGACGGTAACTGCCATTCACCGTCTGCGCCGGTCCAATTATCAGGGAGGGCTACAATATTGGCCCATTCCTTAGAAACTGAATTGATATGTGTTTTTTTCATATCTGCCTCCCTAGATTGTAATTACAACACAATAGCCATCACCGCCAGCACCGCCGTTACCCTCTTTAGCGCCACCACCACCGCCGCCATAGTCTGAGCCATCTACCGCGTTTGTTGTAGAAGATTTCCCTGCGCCGCCATTGCCGCCGTAGATTGAAATGCCGCCGTCACCTTGAGAAGAATTGCCGGAGCCGCCGCCACCACCGCCGCCAAAGGTACTGGCACCGCCATCATCGCCACTACCTGATCCTTGATGTCCTCCACCGCCGCCGCCACCGCCATTGGAAGATGCACCACCAGCAGCGGCAGCACTATTGGAACCACCGCCACCGCCACCGCCGCCGCCATCGCCAGTTGTAGCAACTGCACCAACTTGTCCGGGGTTTGCGGCACCACCAGCACCACCGGAAGGACCGCCACCAGCGCCACCAACATTACTGGCCTGACCGACTTGACCAACCGACCCTAAACCGCCGCCACCGCCGCCGCCGGAAGGGTCTCCGGCACCACCACCGCCGCCGCCATATACGGTAATAGCCCCAGAAACAAGATCAAAGATTGTATTACCACCTACATTCCCCAATGTTGAGTCGGATGTTTGTGCGGCACCACCAGCACCAACAGTTACAGCCTCTGTTGATGCTGCCAAAGCTATCGGAATAAAGGTTTCGGCATACGCACCCCCACCACCACCGCCAGCATGATTTGTCCCTGAATCTCCC